CGTGCAACCATTACACTTCCCTCGCAGGTGAAACAAATATAAAACAAAGATTTAGATGGACAAAACTGTACAGCATAAAAAGGCAATGCTCGATGCATTGGAAAAATCGTTGGGGGTAGTTACCTCGGCTTGCAAGACGGTTGGAATTGGGAGAACCACGCACTACCTTTGGATGGATAGCGACCCAGAATACAAAGCAGCAGTCGATTCAATCGCAGACGTTGCTATTGACTTTGCAGAAAGCCAGTTACATAAACAAATCAAAGAGGGTAACTCCACCGCAACCATTTTCTTTCTTAAAACCAAGGGGAAGAAGCGTGGCTACGTTGAGCGTCAGGAAATCGATGCGGTAGGCGGTAAGTTATTCCAAATAGAGGTACTTGGAGAAGATACGAACGAATAAGGTATTTAACCACCTGCAACGCAGCAAGAAGAAGATTGTTGTTGAGCAGGGCGGTACACGGAGTGGGAAAACTTACAATATCCTGCTCTGGATTATTTTTGAATATACCTACCGAAATACAGGCAAGACCATTACCATTTGCCGTAAGTCGTTCCCCTCGCTTCGGGCTTCGGTTATGCGGGACTTTCTCGATATTTTGCGTGCCTACGAATTGTACAACGAGGAATACCATAACAAGTCCAGCAACGAATACCACCTAAACGGAAACCTTGTTGAGTTTATTTCACTTGACCAGCCCCAGAAGATACGTGGCCGTAAGCGGAACTTGCTTTACATAAACGAGGGTAACGAGTTGTTTTACGAGGACTGGCAGCAGTTGGTATTTCGTACCGATGGGCGTATTATTATTGACTACAACCCCTCCGATTCGTTTCACTGGATTTACGACCGAGTTATACCCCGTGAGGATTGCGACTTTTACCAAACAACGTACAGGGACAACCCCTTTCTTGATAAGTCCATTGTTGACGAAATCGAACGCCTGCGAGATACAGACGAGGACTACTGGCGTATCTACGGCTTGGGTGAGCGTGGTATGAGCCGTGCAACCATCTTTCAATTCGGGCAATCTGAAATACCACAAGATGCAAAACTTATCAGCTATGGCCTTGACTTCGGTTACACCAACGACCCAACAGCACTCGTGGCCGTTTACCAGTTGGACAACCACCTATACCTTGACGAACTCGTTTACCGAACTGGACTCACAAACCGAGACATTCATTCCCATTTTCAGTCATTCAGTTTAGACCGTAGGGATGAGGTCTTTGCCGATAGCGCAGAGCCAAAGTCAATAGACGAGCTGCACCGCTTCGGGTGGAACGTAAAGCCAACTGTAAAGGGAGCCGACTCCGTGAACTCGGGGATTGATATTCTAAAACGGCATAAGCTATTCGTAACGCCACGGAGCAGCAACCTAATCAAAGAACTCCAGAACTACAAGTGGGTCGAAGACAAGAACGGAAACCTGCTTAATAAGCCGATAGACGCATTCAACCACGGAATAGACGCTGCACGTTATGCGGTAGCAAATAAGTTATCTAAACCTAACTATGGTCGTTACAACGTCCGTTGAGTTATTTACCTATGGAACTGAAATTAGTAGTACCTACCTCACTTGACGAAATTACGTTGGAACAATACCAACGCTTCGCTCGCATTGAAGGAGACGAGGAATTTCGCCAAAAGAAGATGCTCGAAATCTTTTGCCAAGTTCCTTTCTCCGACTTGCCAAAGGTTCGCTTGGTGGACGCTAACAACGTCCTAACCGTATTAAGCAAGACGCTAAACCAAAAGCCAGACCTTACCAAGTTCTTCGAGCTGAAGGGAACTAAATACGGATTCATTCCCGCACTCAACGATATTTCATTGGGTGAGTTTGTTGACCTTGACAACTATATGAAGGACTGGGCTACGATGCACCGAGCAATGGCGGTGTTGTACCGACCCGTGACCAAGGAGAAAGGCGAACGCTACGACATCGAGGACTACACACCAGACGAGGGCAGGGAGGAACTGTTTAAGCAAATGCCCGTATCGGTTGCCTTGGGTGCGATGGTTTTTTTTTATCGTTTAGGGAACGTATTAGCGCAACATACACTAAACTCTTTGGCGAAGGAAGCGAAGACATCTATACAAGAGAAGCGCAGTTTGGACAACGATGGGGATGGTATTCCAGCATCTATGCTTTGGCTACAGGAGACGTCACAAAGTTTGAAGCAGTCACTCGACTACCTATTCATCAATGCCTAACCTACCTAACCTTTGAGAAGGAGAAGAACGAAATCGAAATGCAAAAATTAAAGTTATGAGGAGTTTCTACCAAGCCACCGAGAAAATAAACGACTACCTAACCAGTCACCCGCTGGTGAAGGTGGTTACGTTTGGCGATATATTCGACGTGGACTTAAACAAGCAGACCATATTCCCGCTGGCGCATATTATGGTGAACCAAGCCACGTTCTCCGATCACGTAATTCGTTTCAATGTATCGGTATTGGCTATGGACATCGTGGATGAGACCAAGCAAGATTTGAGAAACCAAAACGAGCCATTCTTCGGGGTAGACAACCAACAGGATATTTTGAATACAACGCTTGCAATTCTAAACGGCCTGCAATCGCAGTTACGCCGTGGCACGCTGTACACGGACAAATACGAAATCGAAGGAGACGTAAGTTGCGAGCCATTCACGGAAAGGTTTGAGAACTTGCTTACTGGGTGGAACCTGACCTTCGACTTGATTGTACCAAACACTGAAATTTCTATTTGCTAATGAGCCGTCAAGAATTGGTAGAGGCCACGTTAAACAAATTCGCCAAGCGGGTAATCCAACAGGCGAAGCAAAATCTTACCAAGAAGAAAAAGAACGCTTCTAAAGAGCTTTACAACTCGTTGGACTACGACCTATCCGTAGGCCCTAATTCGTTCTCCTTGACCTTTGAAATGGAGGACTACGGGGAATTTCAAGACAAGGGCGTAAGTGGTGTCAAGCGCAAGTACAATACACCGTACAAATACACCAATAAGATGCCACCGCCCAAGGCATTCGCTCAATGGGTAGTCCGCAAGGGGCTTCAAGGCATTCGGGATAAGCAGGGGCGTTTTATCCCACGGAAGTCGCTGCAATACTTAATAGCAAGAAGCGTGTACAACAACGGCATAAAGCCGAGTTACTTTTTTAGCAACCCGTTCAAAGTAAACTTTAACAAACTACCGAAAGAGGTCGTAACCGCATTCCAGCTAACAAAAGACGACTTCCAAGCATTTACACGTAAATAATGGGACTTCCAATAGCCACCTTTCCCGCCTCGTTACAGTTAACAAGGTCGCCTATCTTCATAACGCTAACCAAGGGGAGTGCCGTTAACGACGGCCTCGTTGACGCTACGCTTGTTCTGCGTGTATTTACTGGCAGCAGCGCAACAAGCCCAACGGCTGACTACACGTTGTTTAAGACAAGTATAGACGATGCGCCTATTGTATTTGAAATTAGCGACCTTATACGTGAGGAAATTGCTTCGGTGTTGAAGAATCAAGCAATAAGCGATTGGGAGACGGCAACGACCGAGGTGGTCTGGTGCAAATTTACTCTTTCGTCTAATTACGTGAATGCAGGCACGCCTGCGTCTGGTGTAATCCAAAGCAACCAGTCCTTCTTATGCTCGGATGGGTGGCTACCATTTACACAGCAGTCGGGAGGTATTGTTGCGGGTGCTGGCCTGTTGACCAACCGCACTATGCAAGTTTACAGCGGATATGAGCAGTCGCTTCCCGCTTTGTACGACACCAACACCGACCTTAACGGAGTTCTGTACAACGTAAACGGAACCGACTATTTTTACGTGCTATCTGACGAGCTTGGATTCGCAAACACAAGCACGGAATCCACGCAAAAGGTAATCTACATTCCCGCAGGCCCCGCAAGTATAGATTCGTTCTTGGGGGTTGTACCAACCGAGGACTACACCATTTCGCTTATTAGCGATAGCGCAGCAGTCAACTACAAAGCACGTGTTGAGGCCGATGGTGGAACGTGCGAAGGATTCGCCTGCCTACGTGAGGCACTTGCCGAATTAGGTTACGAGGAAAACGCTACCGACTACAATTACGAGTTGGTCTGCGAGCCGAAGTACACGCCAGTACGGCTTACGTTTATTAACCGCTTTGGCGTTAGCGACTTTGTTACTTTCTTTAAGGTCTCAACAAGAAGCGGAGCCGTAACACGGGAAAGCTATATGCCGCAGTTGAACCAGCCGTTTAACGTTTCGCAACAAGTCCAGTATCGTAACTTTGACGTAAACAGCCGTGAAACGATTGTGCTAAACACGGGATGGGTGGATGAGAACTACGACGACGTTATTCGTGAAATCCTTATGAGCGAAAAATGCTCTATAAATTACGAAGGAGTAGAGTTCACCGTTAACCCGCAAGATACTGGAATCCAATACCTTAAGGAGGTTAACGACCGTAACATTAATTACACCTTGACGTTTGATATTGCTTGGGACATCCGAAATAACGCACGATGAGAAACAAGGTTACCATTTTTGTAGGCGAGCAAGAGCTTGACGTATTCCAAGATGAGGACATTACGATTAACCTATCGGTTCAAAACATACAAGACATAAGCAAGGTCTTCACTGACTTTACGCAGGGGTTTAGCGTTCCTGCTTCGCCTCGTAACAATGCCATCTTTGAACACTACTACCGCACGGATATTGTGGGCGGTGCTGACTACCGATTAAGAGCCGATGGACGCATTGAAATCAACGGGTTGGTATTTCGGTATGGCTCTATTGAATTGGAGGGCGTACAGATGCGCAAGAATGCTCCTTACGCTTACGATATTACGTTTTACGGATTGCTGGTTAACCTTACCGATATTTTCGGGGAGGACTACTTGTACGACCTTGAAGGTTTGTCGGCTTACAACCACGACTACGACCAGCGACAGGTTTACAATGGACTTGTAGGCACGTTGCTTGACCCAGTGCGTTATCCGCTTATTTCAGCGAAGGACGTTTGGTTTTACGACTCAAACAATGGAAACCACGACCCAAATAACATTCACTACCACAACCCAAACGAAACGCACGGCATTCAGTATTATGACCTAAAGCCAGCGATAACTATTGAGGCAATTATTGAAGTAATTGAGGCAAAATACGGCATTACAATAAACCTTACCGGCGTTGAGAACTTTGAAAACTTGTATATGTGGTGCCACCGCCACGCTGGGTATATGTACAAGGATATTCCAACCGCTACGCCTTGGCTTCTATTAATTGCTCAAACCCCAATCGTACTTCCAGCCGACCCGGATTGGTGGGACTATTCAACCAGTACATTCACAACCGCTGGAGACGAAGAAGTTGACCGCTACGACTTTTACATATCAATTAACGTTGGTAGTTATGCTTCTGATTACAAGGTTGGTATTTTTGTCGATGAAGTGCTTGTAGCGCAGCAGACATTAAACGGAACCACGGCTACTACGTTTGATAACATAAGGATGCTTAAGGGTCAAACCGCATATTATGCTATTCAAACAACAACAAATGAGCAAGTAAGCACTTCCGTAGTAATTACCATAACACGGCACCTTTCTCCTTTTACCACGTTTGCGGCAGCGATGAACATAGGGGCTCAATCCATTTCAGGATTCGTGGACATCCCTTCTTTGATGCCAGAGCAAAAGATAAGCGACTTCTTGGCTTCGCTTTGCAAGATGTTCAACTTGGTAATTATTCCAACGAGCGACACGGAGTTTGACCTTTTGCCTCTTGACGAATGGTATGGTGACGGCACGGACGTTGACCTATCGCAATACTTTGACATAACAGAAAGCCAAGTAGAACGCCCGCAGTTGTACAAGCAAATCAATTTCAAGTATAACGAAACGGGGGCAATTACAGGCGAAGAATACCGCCTTACTAACGACGTAGGTTATGGTGACCTTCGTTCTAATTTCGTTTTTGACACGGACGAGGAACTGGCGGTAGAGCCGCAGTTCGACCAGATGCTCTTTACTCGGCTTACCGACCAAGATACGAACGTATTAACAAACGTATTGGCGGGCTATGCAATAACACGAGAATTAGAAACCTATTTAGGGCAGCCGTTTTTGTTTTATATGACACCTGGATTTGACCTTATTACAGCTCCAGGTACTGCGGTAATTGGATTTGTAGATGAGTCGGAAACAATCGTCCCAGGCGATAGCTGCGTTGCTATTGACGTGTTAAACTTTGCAAGCAGTTCAAGCGGCTATTCCAACGGAGCAAACGTAACGAGTACGAACTTTGGCGCAGACCTTGACCCATACTTTCTCCAGTCGGTTAATAAGTCACTTTACAATGAATACTGGAGCGACTACATTACGGACTTGTACAACCCCAGCCGTAGATTAGTGCGGGTTCCTGCTATTTTGCCACTTGGCAAGATTCTAAACTTCGACCTAAAAAATAAGTTAATCTGGAACGGCCAGAGGTGGTTGGTTAACAACGTAACGATAAACCTTACGACAGGACGAGCCGAGTTTGAGTTATTAAACAATGTATGAGGGATAGCTATTTAGGTTACTTGGTAGAGGTGCTTAACAACGAACCACTACTGGGCGTATCGCACGAAGTGGAAATTGCAAAAGGCACTTACAAGCTCACGGAAGATAAAATAGAGGAAAAACTGAAGATATGGCGGTTGTCGAAACTGTAAAGATTGAGGGCGATGGTTCTGGCTTGGAGGATAGCATTAAAGGGCTAAACAAAGAGGCAGGCAAACTCCGTGATACCATCGAGGAGGTAGGCAAGACTACCAAGACCGCCTTTGACAAAACCGAGAAATCCGTTGAGGGTGTTCAAAGGGAAGTTGAGAAGACCAACAGCTCTTTCAAGGAATTAGCCAATAGCGCAAAGAGTATCGCCCTTGTCTCGGTTGCCCTTGATACGGCTACGGAGGCATTTGCTGCTAACCAAGCCGTAGTCGATATTTTCAACACCGCCCTCGGAGCGGTTCAATTAACCGTCTCCAGGATCATTGATAGTTTCACCAAAGGCACGGCATTAAACTTGGGTACAGTTATTTCGGACGCTTCCGAAGTTGTACAACTTGAAAAAGAAGCAGCAAGAGCAGCGGCCCAACGCACGGCGGTGCAATTAGAATACCAGTTGTTAGCCGAGCAGGCGAGGCAAGTCCGTGACGACGAGCAAAAGAGCATTGAGGATAGAATTTCCGCTAACCAACTTGTAAGCGATATTCTAACGGAGCAACTTGCAAAGGAGAAGGAATTAGTGCAAGCATCCGTAGCAGCAGCCGAGGCACAATTCGCCAAATTGCCAAGCATTGAGAACGAGGTTGCCTTGATTCAAGCACGAACCGAATTGATAGATATTGAGGAGCGAGTTGCTGGCCAGCGATCGGAGTTCCTTATGAATCAAATGTCGCTAAACAGAGAGCAGCAGACGTACAACGAATTGCTCTTGAAGAATGGCGAAATAATCGAAGGTGAGCAATCTGTAATTATTCAATTTAGCGAGAATCGCAGAACGGCACTCGAAGACGAATATGCTGCCCAAGCAAAAATCCTCGATATTGAAATAGCAATA